CCGGGAAGTGCTAGCACGTCTCAAACCCTCCGCCTACGTGATCAATTCAGCTCGGGCCGCGATTATGGACTACGACGCGCTGACTGAACTATTACGGGCGCGCCGTATTGCTGGAGCAGCCTTGGACGTTTTTCCCTCCGAGCCATTGCCTGGCGATCATCCACTGCGCTCGCTCGATAATGTTCTGCTCAGTCCACATCTCGCGGGAGCCAGTACGGATATTCCGGCTCACCACAGCCAAATGATCACCGATGACATTCTTCGCGTGCTTGCTGGCGGACGGCCTCAGCATCTCGCCAACCCCGCTGCCTGGGAGCGTCGCCGGCCATTTCTTTCCTAATTTATGACTCCTACACGTAATTTTTGTGATCTTACCGGGCGGGTTGCGTTAGTGACAGGCGGATCTCGTGGCATTGGCCGGGCGATTTGCATCAGGCTCGCGGCCAATGGCGCGCGAGTGGCGGTGCACTATAACCGCCGTGCCGGCGAAGCTGAGGGCGTCTGCGCCGCGATCGCTGCCACGGGCGGCAAAGCCATCGCTCTATCCGCGGCACTCGGCAGCGAGGCTGCCTGTCAGTCTTTGGTGCGCGCCACTGCGGCCGAGTTGGGACCCGTCTGCATCTTGGTGAACAATGCCGGCGTTTTTACGGGCGCTCCCATCGATCAGCTCGACGCCGCGCTCTGGGAAGAGACCTTGGCGGTGAATCTCTCAGCCCCTTTTCATTGTGCCCGCGCCTGTGTGCCTGCCATGCGAGCGAAAGGCTGGGGGCGGATCATATCGCTGTCATCACAGGCCGCTTTTACCGGCTCCCGTGAACATGCGCATTATGCGGCAACGAAAGCCGGACTGGCGGGATTGAGTTTCTCGCTAGCACGCGAACTCGCACCCGATGGGATTACAGTTAATCTCGTCTCGCCCGGCCGCGTCGAAACAGAAATGCTTGCCGATCTGCTCAAGAAACGTCGGGAAGAGTGGCTTGCGCTGACGCCACTCGGTCGCTTGGGCACACCCGACGAAGTCGCTGCGGCAGTCACTTTTCTGGCTTCCGACGAGGCTGCCTATATCACGGGCGCTAACCTCCACGTGAACGGCGGTCTCCTGATGGGGTGAAGCTGAGCGGCCCCGGGATTGTTGATCCAGTCTACGAGTGAGTTTCCGGCAAAATCGAAGTACCAGGAAGGGGTCGGAACAGGTCTGGGTTCAAGACCGACGATCTAGTGCCGCGGGTACAGCCGTGGGAACCCGAGCTGCTTGCGTTGCTCGACCCAGCTCAGCGGTAAGCGCAGGCGCGTCAGTTTTCCGAAGGTCAGATCAGAGGGCTGGCGTCCATCGAGGATGGCTTCCACAATGTCGGGAGCTAGGAAGGCGCATTCCAGGACCCGGCTGACGTACCGCTCGTCAAGGCCCAGCCTTTGGGCAATCGATCTCTGACCGACGACTTCTCCGGCCACGACCCATTCGTACCATTCGCGCCCGCGTGCCAGCGCCTTCAACAGGGACGAAGCCGGGTGCGACGGTACCCGGCCGAAAGGATCGGGAGGAACCACAAGCCGCATCTCACCGCCGCAGCGTTTGACGCGCGCCTCGACCGTAAGCCGGATCCCATCACCCGGACTCTCTTTTTGCTGATCACCCACGGGATGACGAGAGGAAACGAGAGGGTCCTCGATGAGCGCCGAGCGGAGTTCTCGCTTGCTGACTTCAACTTCGATCCGATCGGGATGAACCACAACGCACCGCACCACTTTCCTCACGAAGTCTTGTACTGCGGCAGGGGAAGCGGCGAACCACCCGTCGGATTGTTTCACGGCAGCTGCAATGAGCTGTTGAGTCCGTGCCGGAGGGTCTTCGGGCCGGCTGAGGTCATCCATCACATCCTTGGTGGACTGCAAGAAGGACTGCAACCTGAGGGAGACCTGCCGTTCGAAATCATAGGCCGGCAGTCTCCCATACCCGTTAGTCGTCCCGCGGCAAACGTAGTAGCGATACCGTTTGCCGTTCTTCAAGGTGTGGGACGGAGTGAACCGATTGCCCTCAGCATCCTGCAGCAGGCCGACGAGCAGGCTTGAGGAGTTCGCTTTGAGGCCATTCCGGCGTCCCTGATTGTCGCTTCTCAGTTGAGCCTGCACCCGCTCCCACAGGTCGCGCCGAACAATGGCTTCATGTTCGCCAGCATGGTTTTGCCCTCGGTGGTGAATTTCTCCCAAGTAGATACGGTTCTGCAGGATCTTGTACAGCGTACCCCGGGAATAGGAACATCCTCCCGAACGATTGCCAGCAGCACTGATCCTCGTCTTGCTCTTGATCCCTTCCTGATCGAGCCGGGCTTTCAGCTTCGAGACACATCTCAGCTCGAGGTAGAGATGAAAAAGACGAGCGACAAGATTTCTTTCCTCCGGGTTCACGATCAGCTTTCGTTCCTTGAGGTCATATCCGAGCGGTACGTTGCCTCCCATCCACATGCCTTTCCGCTTGGAGGCTGCGATCTTATCGCGGATCCTTTCCCCGGTCACTTCCCGTTCGAATTGGGCAAAGGAGAGCAACACGTTCAGGGTCAGCCGACCCATCGATGAGGTGGTGTTGAACTGCTGGGTAACGGAAACGAAAGAGACCCCGCGTGCGTCCAGGGCCTCCACAATCTTGGCAAAGTCGGCCAGGCTGCGGGTGAGTCGATCGACCTTATAGACCACGATGGTGTCGATCTTGTTGGCCTCAACATCTTCGAGCAAACGCTTGAGCCCAGGTCGGTCCAGGGTCCCACCGGAATATCCCCCGTCGTCGTAGGGGGCCGGAAGCACTCGCCAGCCTTCCTGTCGTTGACTTGCGATGAAGGCCTGGCAGGCTTCCCGTTGAGCATCGAGGGAATTGAAGGATTGCTCCAGGCCCTCTTCGGACGACTTGCGGGTGTAGATCGCGCAACGAATAATCGGCTTGTGTTCTGGGCTCATCTGTTCTTGGGTTTCTCGATCTGCTGAGTCTTAAGACCGAAGAAGAGGGGTCCGGACCACCGGGTGCCAGTGATGAGCCGAGCGATTTCCGAGAGGCTTTGGTATCGGCAACCCTTGTACTCATAACCTTTCTCCTCCACCGTGACGGTGTGCACCTGATCTTGCCATTGACGAACGAGCCGAGTTCCGGGTTTGATGACTGGTACTGACGGAACCATGGCATCCGGATCCGCCTCAAAGGTGCGAGCAAGTTGCCGCAGCCGGCTGCGGCTATTGGCGCCAAGTGAGCCGAAGGCTTGTTCCTGGATCCGGTAAGCAAGGATCCGAATCAATAGATCCCTACGCAATGGAGGGGACGGAAGCTCATTGAAAAGCTGCTTCCAAAGATCGCAAAGAGCGCTTGTGCTAAGCCCGGGGAGTCCAGCGAGGCGTTCTGAGATGGAGTCCGGCAGTCTTTTTCTTGAGGACACAGCAACATTGCCGCTTCCTTCGCGGAAACAGTCAAGTCGAATCTGGCCGAAAGTACGGGGAAGCGGATTGGAATTCGGGCAGAAATCATCGAGTTGGGAACGATCCGTTGGAACGACGCCCGGGAGGACCTCGCTTCCCGTGGTACTCAAATTTGCTTGTCACGTAGGAAAATCTCGAGGTAGCTCGTTGGCGCATTCTGCTTCAGGAATGCTTTTGCGTGCTCCACCTCAGCAGCCGATAACGTATGCTCGTTTTCCTCTCGCTCCTCCAGCCAATGGCTCCAGATTCCAATTTGGCGTTTAGTCGCAGCCGGATTGTGTTTCCATTTTTTCAGAACCAAGTATGTCGCCAGTAGTTCGACAAACATCCAGTCACTCCATGCGTTTGCTTGTGTATCACAGTGTCGACGGCTCTTTGCACCACATTTTCGAGGACTGGCGTCACATGGGAGAACTCTTGGCGGCCGGGAAACAGGCATATACCGAGTTCAAGAACCTTTGTGTGTGGGTGAAGGACAACGGGGGTATGGGGTCCCTCTACCGCAGTCAGCACGAGCTAATATTCATTTTCAAAAGCGGAAAGAATGGCCATCGTAATAACGTTCAACTCGGGCAGTATGGGCGCTACAGGACCAACGTCTGGAACTACCCGGGTGTGAACTCTTTCTCCCGTTCGACCGACGAGGGCAACTTGCTTGAGTTGCACCCCACCGTGAAGCCTGTTGCGTTGGTCGCAGACGCAATCATGGACTGCTCAGCCCGGGGTGACATTGTGCTCGACCCCTTTCTTGGAAGCGGGACAACACTCATCGCCGCCGAGCGTACGGGCCGGATCTGCTGCGGAATCGAAATCGATCCAACTTACGTGGATACGATCGTTCGCCGCTGGCAGCGATTCACGGGGAAGACGGCCATGCACGCTACCTCAGGCCGTAGCTTCGCCGAACTTGAAGAGGAGGCCGCCCATGAACTCAAGCAGTGATCAACCTGAACAGATTCCTGAACCTCCGAACGAGGTGGGTTATGGCAAGCCGCCTGAAGCCACTCGCTTCAAGAAGGGAGTGTCTGGAAATCCTAAAGGGCGACCGAGAGGCAGTCTGAATGTGGCTGTGGTGTTCGTCAAAACCTTGCGTGAGAAGGTCGTGATCAACGAACACGGCCAGCGGAAGACGGTTACGAAACTCGAAGCCGCACTCAAGCAGCTCGTCAATAAAGCCGCCTCCGGTGACCTACGGGCGGTCGACCAGTTGGTGGAGTTGGCAAGTGACGCCGAGGATAAACAAAACGCGACAGGAATGCAGAATCCAGTTATTGGGGAACTCGATCATGAGGTCATCGATGGCATTCTGAAGCGCTTCAAGGAAGGCGAAGAAGAAGGCCTGGAACAACGGGAGGCTAACGATGGCGACGATCAGCGTGGCTGAATATCGGACACTGTTGCGTAACGACTTCTATACGTTTATGCACCGCGCCTTTCTCGAACTCAATCCGCAGGCTCCGTTTTTGCCCAACTGGCACAATGAGCTCATTGCAGCGAAGCTGGAGGGTTGTTTCAGGGGCAGAACCAATCGCTCTATCATCAACATGCCACCGAGGTCCTTGAAATCTCATGCGGCAGCAGTTGCATTTCCGGCTTACATCCTCGGGCACAACCCGAGTGCTCAGATTATCTGCGCCAGCTACGGACAAGACTTGGCCAACAAACATTCGCTGGACTGCCGGACATTGATGTCGAGTGAATGGTACACAAGCTTGTTTCCGACACGACTTTCTCTACAAAAGCACTCGCTGCAGGAATTTCTCACTACACAGGGTGGTTTCCGGCTCTCCACGTCGGTGGGCGGCATGCTTACCGGTCGTGGGGCCAACTTCATCATCATCGACGATCCGCTGAAACCCGACGAGGCCCTCGACGACTGTACCTACTTCATGTTCATCGCAAGCGTTTGGAGTATCCCGACCTCAAACGCTCCGTCGTTCAGATGGCCACTGACTATGGGGCTACAACCATACTGATCGAGGACAAGGCCTCTGGCACCCAGTTGATCCAGGAACTGATTCGGGATGGCGCATACGGTCTGACTCGCTACGAACCCAAGATGGAGAAAATCATGCGTTTGCACTCGGTGACCAGCACGATCGAGAACGGTTTTGTGTACCTGCCGGAGCAAGCCGAGTGGCTTGACGAATACCTGCGCGAACTCACGACGTTCCCCTACGGCAAACACGACGACCAAGCCGATTCAACGTCGCAGGCGCTGGACTGGATTAAGGGACGATTCTTCACCTACCCCTTGGCGGAATACTACCAACGCGAAGCGGCCAAGCTTGGCCTTTCGATCGACGGAAATCCCCGCCCCAAGCAAGAGGAAGCAAACCACTACGTCGCGGTTCATGAAACCACCGGTCAGAAAATCCGCTGGAATGGGCAGCGCTGGGTGGACTACACCACAGGAGAGCCTTATGCCGAATAAGCCAGTTCTACCGAAAGGATTCAAGCCAGTGCAAGAGCTCGAGCCGTGCCCTGCATGTGGTTGGAAGGGATATGCCGTAATTGGCCCGCAGAAGCTCTGTGGCCGCTGCAGGCACCAATGGCCACCAGTGCCACGGCCTCAGCTCGGTCCTACCAGAACAGAAATTTTGAACGGAACGGCCCGAATCGGTCGCGCCAGGTTTATCCGATGGAGATTCTGAAGGCGCAGGGAGTGGCCTCGCGTAAGCAATAATTGGAGAGAGCGAGGGACTGGCCCGCAATGCTCTATGGTCGCGGGCCTACTCGCCTCTTTTCGTCTCAAATTTCACCACCCAGATTCGAACGAGCCTTTAGGTCGAGAGCTGGGTGCCACGAACTGACCACCGAACGGATCGAAACCACGACGTCTCACTCGGAGAAGCTCGGTGGCTCATGGAAGATGCTGGGCGGTCTGCCGCAGTCGGGCAGACCTGCCCGATGAAAATAAGATGAGTTCGCGGGCTAGACGGGCCGTCAATGCCTGATGGACCGCGAAATCGAGGCGCGAATCGACGATATTGGTTTTCTGCGAATTGGCGATCGATGAACGCTATCATGGAGGCCGATGCCGCCGAGCCCGACGAATGTGAGCCC